CACGGGCACGCTTAAGCCCAGATATAGAGCCGGTGTAGACTTGGACAACCTTAACTCCGCAAAAAACGAAAGAGCCATGCTTGTCATATTTAGGTTCGAAACCGTATTTATTATAAAGTTCTTGCAACACGTTATTCTGTATCGAAGTCGACGACGTACCCGCTAGGATGTAAATAGGTTCATCTACACCTAAACGATCAGCAATCTTTCTGACACGG